CATCATAAATCTATCTGGGTCTTGCGTCTTAATTACTTTAGGTGGTTGCCATAAGTTATTAAGGATATCTCCTACAATTGCATCACCTGCAACTGCAATTAGATACTCACCAATCTTAACTATCTTCTCACACCCTTTAGCCACGTATGGTCTATCTTGATATGAGGTTGTAGTATCTGCGCCTAGAACAGCCCAGCCTTTGCCTTGTATTCCAACTATTGCTGTCATGGTCCCCTTCTAAACTATCTTCTTACTACTGTCCTTGCACTAGCACTTGCTTGACCACCTGCAGTCAAACTAGATAAAAGACTTTGTAGTCCGCCTTGCTGCTGTTGTGGAGGTAAGCCTCCTACTGGAGCAGCGGGAGCAGGGGACGTTTGCTCAACCTGTGTAGCGCCAGCAGGAGGTAATTCTTCAGGTTTGAAGATTTTTTCAATTGCATCCTCAATTGCTACTCCCTTTTGACGGGCTTTAATTACATCTGAAATCTTTACAATGATGTCAGATGGGTCCATTCCCTGTGTAGCCATTTGAGGTATTGCTTGAGTATATGCCCCCAACGCACCCAGTAATGAGTTACGCATTTCTTCAATCTCAATTTTTTCTTGTTCTTGGGTTACGTTAATACCAAATGGTAGTTCACGCATAACCATGTCTTTAGAAATAATCTTAGCGCCTAATGCTTGTAGCATGAAAATAAGTCCCTGCGCTGGGTTAAGACCAGCAAGCATGCCATAGCGAACATCGGCTGAATAATCCTGTTTGATATCTTTAGAAGGCTTGTAGTCAATGCTGTATGGAGAACCAGCATCTACACCACGAACTGTCTTCTCAAAGTCAAAGTATGTTTCATCAACTTCAAATGCAATTGAGATAACATCTTTAAGGGCTGAGGCAAAGATAGCCTGAGCAGATTTAACCTGTGTATCAAAGCCACCCATAAGGGCTTGAACGCCTTGACCAGTAATAATACTTGCATCAAGATTACCAGTACGTGACTCTGGATATCGAGTTCCCGTTCTTAATTCTTGTTGCAGTAATGTTTGTTCAGTAAATGCACCGTTAGGTATAGGCAGTTCAACACGGCGTACACCTGCAGGATTGTTTGTGCGGATAATAGAATCTCCGCCAAACTCAATTTCTTGAACATCTTGTGGAACAACAATTGGTGCCTGTACTGATTTCTCCGCTGCTTCCATCGCAAGTAATGCGAACCTATTACGAAGTAGTTGGATACCTAGTACATCATCAAATTGTCCACGCATTTCACCATCAACACTAGGACGTCTAGCAACAACAACCATCATCTTTCCAAGCGGATTAACCGCTTGAGATAAGACTAGATTGCTACGGCTAGGAACATAAATAACAGATTGGTCTTTATCGTAATAACGAACAAAGTCAATTCTGGCACTTAGGTTTTGTTCATAACCTTCTCTGCCTAGTAGTTGCATTTCATACTCAGGGAACTGAGATACTAATTCAGCAACTGATAGTTCATATCTTTTAGCGAAGGCGATGCAACGTCCGTAGCGGTCAAACTCTGGGTAAGCCCCAATCGGACTTTCTACACGGATACGTGGCAGCCCTGCCTCTTCGTCTAATTCAACAATGAATGGGACGAAACCGAATGTGATGTAATGGTCTGCACCTGTGTACATCTGCACTTGTAAATCTGAATGAGCAAAATAGTTAGCAGCAATGCGAGTACGCTTATCGGCAAAAGAACGAGCACGGTCAGAGACCTGATTAGCGGCCGAGCAGTTAACCGCAGGAAGTGGCGCCATAACTTCTGACAAGTCACGGGCAACAATGTCAATAAAATTTGCAACGACATTTGCGTCTACACCTTCTGGAAAAAACTCTGGATAGACAGATGCAATCTTACCTTTACGAACAGCAAGTACGTCTTGCGCTCTTGCGTCTTTGTCGGCAGCACGGTCTTTAAGAGAGTCTACTCTCGCTGCAATTTGTTGAATACTTAACAATTATCTACCTACCCTTATTTGTATAAATGAGGAAATGTTTGTTTTCTTAATTTTGCAATAAATTCAGGAGAGGCTCTACCACCACGCTCTTCTAACTCTTTTTCTCTTTTTTGTTCAGCACCACGGATTTGATAAGTCTTTTGCTTGTTAGTTAGTTTCTTAACACCTTTAACTATTTTTTTAGGATTAGGCATTACTTGTTACCTTTTTTAAGTTGTTGTATTAAAGCATCTTTTTGTTTTTGTAAACGATTTGCTGAGTTTACAATATTAGAACGTTTTGATGGTGGGGTACGTTTCCATACGTTTCTAAGCGTAGAAAGGTTTTCATTAATTTCTTTTAATTTTTTATTTGCATCAGCATTGTTTCTTACAAAAGGAGTTTTCTTAGCACCAAGATTTGGAATAACACCCTTAGTAATTTTTTGTTTACTAACCATAAAGCCAAGTTCATCTACCTTAGCCTTCATTCCTGGTCTTAATTTATCTTCTGGTCTTAGTGCTCTAGTGGTTGGCTTAGCATCTCTTTCGCTAACCTTCTTACCTTTAGCATTAATGTTAGTACCAGTGCGACCTCTAGTTGCTGCTTCACCTACTGCTTTATCTGGTTGTTTCTTAGGTCTAACTGCTTTAATAATTTTTCTAGGATTAGGCATTATTTACCACGCTTTTTAGGAATACTTGATTTAATTTTAAATGGTTTTATTGGTGCGTTATGATTATATGTAGGTTCTCCATAAGGACCAGTTCCTTCTCTAGAGTTAAATATATTATCTCTCCAACTATATTTCCCAGCATCTACATCTCCTTGCATTGACTTTGCTGGAGTTTTATTTGGATTAGAATTAACTTTAATAGGAGGTTTCTTAACTTTAATAGGAGGTTTCTTTTTAGTTTTTGGAGCAAGTTTTTTTGCTACAGTTTTTCCTATCCTTGATACTGCCATAATTATTTACCCATATTTCTATAAACTTTGTTTACGTACTTAGCACCCTTTTTACCAATACCACCTATAGCACGAGTGGCTTTAGCCCATGGCACTGCATACATAGCAGCATCTCCTATAGTTTTAGGAATAAATACATCGGAAAGTACTGGGGCAACTGGAGATGTTTTAGATTTTTTAAAAGCACCAGGTGCCATCTTCTTAGACTTAGCCATTATCTACTACGTCTTTTTTTATTTAAATCTTCTGTAACTTCTTTTTTAAACGCAGCCTGTTTTGGTGTTCGTTTTGCTGTTGCGACTCCAAAACCACCGTATTCTTTCATGGCTCTTAAACTTCCACCACGAACACGATTAGGACGTAGAGGGTCAGCATTCTTTATAAAGTTAGATTTATCTTGATAAAATTCACGGTCTTTACGGTCTTGCTTTGAACCAGTCTTATTGGTTGGTTTATTAGCAGCCTTAAGTCCACGCTTGTTTGCATTAGATGCAGACTTCTTTGCTGCTGCTTTCTTAACTGCTTTAACAATCTTGATTGGATTTGCCATGTTGTGTCCTTATCCGTATGTCTCTTGCCATTGCTCTGCAAGGGCTTCGTCTAGATTAACTGAGTATCGCTTTTCTGTTTGTGCTCTGGTTGCCCAGCGGTTTCTTGCATACCTACTGATGTTGCTAGTCTGTTGCATAAATTCCCGTGCTCTAAGCACAACAAACCACAGTGCCATAACACAGTCAGTCTTACCACGAGTATTAGGCTTCCAGGTTATTAACTGCTGGACTAACGCCTTCATACCCTCCGAGTTATCCGTTGAAGGAAACTCGATAATATTATTCTTTTGGAACTTCTCATCTCGTATAGTTCCCATTAGCATAGACATACCTGCTACACCAAAGTTGGAGTCCCATTTGTTCTTGCTAGTAAAGTGAGATTCTAAACGACAGCCATATCCTGCTAGCCAGTTTCTTAAATCATCATCTAGTGCATAGGCTTTTTGGTGAGCGTTAATCTCAACTCGTAATTCTTGTGGTCTGTATTTATCTACCAAGTGCTCAATGATGTCTTGAATCTTTTGTGGGGTAGGGTCTGACATATTGACGCAGTCAAGGACATATATCCTGCTGTCTGCTCTGTTATATGTGGCCACCACAAACGCAGCATTCCCGCCCATTGCGGGGTCAAAACCAATAATGGTATACCCCTCAATGTTACGGGGATGTCCTACCGCACCTGCTTTCAGCAGGCCACGTTGGTGTTACTTCGCTGCGTCTGCGGAATAAGGCTTTGCCGTCCCATTTCGGGAAGTACCCTTCTTCGTCAGGTACGTCAGAATCCCCATCCCAAGGAAGGTCCGATTTAGGCCAAAGCGTTTTCCAGTCTTGCGGCTTTTCTGAATATTCCAAAACAGCAGGCATGCCCATATAAGTAAAAGGGCTTTTACCACCAGACCAGTGCTTGGCCTCACGGAGTTCTTTGTAGAAGTCTTGTGCTGCAATTCGTGTCCCTACGATTAGTAATTTACCATTTTTACCCAGACGGGTAATAACTTCTTTTTGTAGCCAGTTGATTTGTTTCTCGAACTCATGGGCGTTTGCTGTAGTTATGCAGTCATCTAGAATGATGAGGTCAGCACGAGCACCATAGATTTGTCCACCCATACCAAGTGCTTGGATGGTGGGGTCCTTCTCGCTAGAATTTCTAGCATCGCTCCCAAGGTAAACGGTATCAACTCGCCAAGTGTCTGAATCTTCTTTCCAACCACCTTCGGGGCCAAAAGTTGTTTGCAACTTTAACCAGCGTGGATGGGAGAGTCTCTGCTTGATTGCGTACACGAACTCACGTGCTTTGATTAACGTTTTAGAAACCACGATAATGCGGATATTTGGATTGAGAGCGATACGGTATGTGGAGTAGTTTACGGTGATGACTGTGCTCTTAGCATGCTCAGGTGGCACGTTAAGCAATAGACGGGCTGGGTCACCTTTTTCGTAAACCATACTAGGGTGCAGCCATGAAGGCTCTCGGTCCTCTAGTAAGTCAATCCAATCTTGATGGTGGGGGAATACCCTCTGCTGTAAAAAAATTTGGGAAAATCTTGGGAAGTCTATTTCCTCTTTGGGGATACCTAGGGCTGCAAGGGAAGCATCCTTTGCGGCAGCCTTAGCCTCTGTTAAGTCAGCAGCAAACTTCTTATCCCTAAGACACCAGATTCTTACGGTGTCGGGCTTCTTACCACAAACTTCCATAGCCTTATGGACTGAGTGGCCTTCGGCCACGAGGGCTAAAACTTTAGCCTTTGCTCCTCAGCCAAAACGGACACTTTTATTTAAAGTATTTTTTTATTAGCCCAAAAATCAGTACAAAATAGGACAAAAGGATACTGGTATGGGGGATATACTTTGTACGGGAAAATCTTTTATGTAGATACATATACTATCTCAGCCCAGTATTAATCACTCTGGGGTCAAGATACTTGACCTACAGGACAGAATAGAACCTTGTTGTCCAGTACTGAGAGACGCTGAGCGGACAGCAGTCTTCGGCGCCAGTGCAAGCACAGTGGGCGCCTCAGTTAAAACAAAAATCACTGGCTGATTTACCAGTGCTAACCGTACGGACGGAAGCAGTAATCGGCGCAAGCGCCGCCTGCTTTTACCTGCCGCTTCCAAGTGTATCGTCCTTGTCAAATCGCCTAACGGCGATTGTCGCCCTAAGCGTCTGGCCTAAGCCAGACAGGGCAAGAGTGACAAGGCGATAAACTTTACAGCGTATTAGCCAATGGTTGGCTAAACAGAAAGGAGATATCATGGATTACATCCTATGCTCAAGCATACAATCTTCCGATTGTAACCACCAGAATCCAGCAACCTCGCTGGAAACTGGTGATGAATTCTGCGTTGAGTGCTCACTACAGCGTGAGGGTTCTAGCATTGAACATGCCTTAGAACTACACGCTGATATTCGTAGTGAGCAAGAATGTGAACCAGCACAAACCCTGATAGCAGAGGAACCTTCATCTGCTGACTGGGTTTCTTACCCAATAGCAATCCTTGGGTACAATAAACTGGGCGAACCAAATGTTCGCAGAGAGTTTATTGAACCTATTTACGACATAACCAATCGACTTCCTGGTTGGTTATTTCTGGGTCAACACATCTTCCCTATGTTCAAGCAAGATGAGTTAAGTGAGTATCTTGCTATCCCATCAACCGACACCATATGTGTCATTTGCCACCTACAAGTTAACAGATTTGTAGGTTGCCAACAATGCCTAACTCCATCTCAATCTCTATACAATGAGATTAGTAGGGTTATGCATTTATAATCTAACCAAGGATTCTCCCCTACGCTTCGCTAGGGGAAAATCCTCTAACTTAAAGGAGATAAGTAAATGAGTAATTCATTTAGTTTCAATTCAGTTATCCTTAAGAAAGTTTTTGATTATGATTCAGTAATCAAAGTTAATCTTGAGGACCGTAGAGCAGTTGCTCAACCAGATGGTTCTTACCGTTCTGCTTTTGTTTGCTCTCGTCAGGT